ATTTCGCAAACCAATAACTTGAGCTTCGGCGACACCGAGGCACCACAACAGGAGCAACAAGGCGATGATGAAGAAAGCCCTGAAGCTGGATCTTAAATACTTCGAAGAAGACGGTGATGGAACGTTCGAGGGCTACGGCTCTACGTTCGACAACATGGACCGTGTCGGCGACGTAGTTGAGAAAGGTGCGTTTGAGCGCACTCTAGCCCAGCACCGCAAGAACGGCACCATGCCGGCTATGCTCTTGCATCACGACATGACACGCCCCATCGGTAAGTGGACACACATGGAAGAAGACAGCAAAGGCCTTTACGTTAAAGGTAAGCTGTCCCTTGGTGTTCGTGACGCTGACGAGGCCCATAAACTATTGAGAGATGGCGTCATTGACTCTATGTCCATCGGCGACATCGTGGAGAAAGAAGTATACGACTATCAATCAAGCAAGAATCACCTACACGAGATCGCTCTTCACGAGGTTTCTCTGGTGACCATCCCCGCAAACGCTCAAGCCATGATTTCGGCAGTTAAGAGTGAGAACGGGGACCTCGACATACGCTCACTTGAGGCAGTCCTGCGTGAGGCAGGGCTCTCCCGTCGAGAAGCCAAGGCGCTATTAGCCGGCGGCTTTAAAGCAGTAGACCCTGAGCAGGATATTGTCAAGGAACTAGCGGACGACTACATCAACGCAGAGGTCAGCGCGCAGCTGGCTAAGCAAGTACGACTCCATAATCTAGCAACTAAACTCAAAGGATATTAATATGAGTGAAGTAGAAACTAAAGTAGCCGAGGAGGCTGTCGAGGCACCCGCCATCGAAGTTAAGGCCGACGAAGCTGAAGTAGAGACTAAGTCTGATCCAATCGCTGAGATTGAGAACAAGGTCGAGTCTGTACTCGCTGAGAACGCTGAGGCAAAAGCTGCCGTAGCAGAACTCGAAACTAAAGCATCAGCACTTGAGGCAGACCTTGCCGCTAAAGCTGCTGAATTAAACATTAAGGCTGAGCAACTCGAAGAACTCGAAGCTAAAGCCGCTGCACCCGCAATTCACACAAACAAGGAATCCAACGTAATGGACTCAAATGTACAATTCAAGACCTTCCTGAGCGAAGGCGTTGACGGTCTTCGCGCTAAAGCTGCTGACCTCCAGATCTCTACTGACGCGCAAGGCGGATACGCTCTTCCAGAAGAGCTGCGTCAGAGCATCATCATGCTTGAGAAGGAAATCTCTCCTATGCGTCAAGTTGTTTCTGTAGCTTCTGCTGCAACAACTGATGTCAAGCAACTCGTAAGCATCGGCGACGCTGCTAGCGGATGGGTTGGTGAGACTACTTCACGTGGAAGCACTAACTCTCCAGAGCTTGCTCAGCGCACTGCTACTTTCGGCGAAGTTTACGCTAAGCCTCTCGTATACCAGCACATGCTCGAAGATGCATTCTTCGGTGTTGAGTCTTGGTTGACTGGCGAAGTTGCTCGTCAATTCGCTGAAGCTGAAGGCGCTGCTTTCTTGAACGGCGACGGCAACAACAAGCCTGTCGGCATCCTGAACGGCTTGACTTTGTCTGGCGATTCTGCTGCTAATGACACTACTGGTGCTTACCAGGTTCTTAACTCTGGCGTTGACGGAGCACTCGGTGCAACTGACGCTGCTACTATCGACTTCCTGCGATCTGTCGTCCTGTCTTGCAAGACTGGCTACCTCGGCAACGCAAAGTGGATGATGAACCGTGCAACTCACGACGTACTGGTTAACCTGAAGAACGGTAACGGCGAGTACTTCTTGCAGCGTAACCTGACTGAAGCTTCTGCTACTAAGATCTTCGGCTTCGACATCATCATCAACGAAGACATGTCTGACATCCCAGCTACTACTGGCGACGCTGCTCCAATCCTGTTTGGTGACTTCGCTCGTGGATACCAGATCATCGACCGCGTTGGCGTTTCTATGATCCGTGACCCTTACACTGTACCTGGTGCCGTGAACTTCTACACTCGCAAGCGTGTTGGTTCTATGGTTCTTGACGCGTCTGCGTTGAAGGTAGTTGCTG